AATATCGTCAGAAGTGAAATGTTTACCCTCATATAACCAGGGGTTTTCATAAACTCCAACTTCAACCATTGCATAAACTTTCTATTCATTTTATTTATCCACCAGCAAAATCTTCCCAGTTCTCGCAACAAGATTCCTTGTATGCTTCTATCATATCATCAAGTTCCCATTTTATTTCTTCAGAGTTTGAATCCTGAGAAGGTGTCTTTTTTGACATCTTGTTTGATTCCTCCGACGACATAACTCTCTACCTCCGTCTCTTGTGGTGCTACCTGAAGACCCTTTGAAGATATCCAGTGTTGTGTCCAAGGTAATGGGTTGTTTCTCAAAGCAATATCATATTGAGGTTTAAGACCAATTGCTTTAATTCTTTTGTTAGCAATCCATTCAACATACTGATATAATAATTTATCATTCAAACCAATCATACTTCCATCCTTGAACAGATACTCTGCCCATTTCTTCTCTTCATTGACACACTTATCAAACATTTTATATGTCCACTCCTCTTCTTCTTTCATTATCTGAACCATATCAGGATCATCACCCTTTCTCCAATTATTTAATATTGTTTGGGTGAGAACAAGGTGTTGATTTTCATCTCTGGCGATGAGTGATATAATTTTAGCTGACCCTTCCATAACTTTGAGTTCACCAAAGGCAAAACTGCAAGCAAAACTAACATAAAACCTAATGCCTTCCAGTATGTTAACATTAGCAACTGCCCTATAAAGTTTACGTTTCAATTCTTTCATCTCTATGACAGGTAAAGATGTATCTAAATCCCTATCAAGATGTTTCCATAGATTACCCTGACCCCATATCTGTGCTTCATTAATAAAGTCATCATAAGAACCAGTAACACTAGCAGCACGTTCTAATATACGAGGGTCTTTGATTATAGTATCAAAAACTTCAGATGGATCAGAGTAAACATTCTTAATAACATATGTATAGGAACGACTATGAATCATCTCCATAAATCCCCATACTTCCATACATGCTTCTAACTCAGGTAAAGAGCAGTAAGGTATAAAAGCCATACCAGGAGCACGACCTTGTACACTATCAAGCATGATCTGGTATTTAAGATTGCTTGTATAGATATGTTTTTGTTCTGGACGCAATGTTTGATAATCTGCACGATCTTTCTGTAGTGATACTTCTTCTGGTCGCCAAAAGTATCCTAACTGTTGAGTTGTTAATCTGTCAAATGTAGGATACTTATATGAATCATATCTTTGAACTCCCAATGGTTTACCAAAGAACATAGGTTGTTTTTTGGTATCAACTGCTTCAGTATTGAAGACAGTCATTCCTTTAATATCAGATGGCACAGGATTCACACTCCTCCTCTTTAGCGTTACTTAATTCATTAATCAAATTTTGTAAATCTGGTTTATCTTCTTCTACTTCATCCGTCTTCATATCATTAGTATTCTGATAGTAAGATGTCTTCCATCCTAACTTATAGGTAGTCAAAAGATCTTGTGCCATAACACTTACAGGAACTTCATTGTCTGGATAGTGTTCTGGATTGTAAGACCAGTTACCACTTATACCTTGATCAAAGAACTTCTGCATGACTGCAACTATATTAATATACCCAGTGTTATCAGGCATATCCCATAACAATGTGTAATTATTTTTTAAAGACCCATAAGATGGAACAACTTGCTTAAGGGGTCCTTTCTTCGATTTCTTAATGGACAGGTATCCTCTAGGAGGTTCGATTCCATTGGTAGCGTTTGACACAACGGAACTGCTCTCTGAAGGCATTTGTGCCGACAGTGTTGAGTGCCGTAATCCGTGCTCCAAGATAGATGCTCGAAGAGATTCCCAATCATGTTGTAATTTAGGATTGCTTATTTCATCGACATCTTTTTTATAAGTGTCGATTGGTAATATACCGTCTGAATATTTAGTTCTACCAAAGTCTTCACACCATCCCTTCTCTTTTGCAATCTGATTAGATGATTTTAAAAGATAGAACTGGAATGATTCTGCAAGACTATGAACTGCATTCCATGCATCTTTAGAACCATAATCAAATCCAAGTTTTGCCAAATAATGTGCAAGACCAATGAACCCCACCCCAAGACTTCTACGTGCCTTTGTCGCCCTTCCTGCTGCCACTACAGGGTAGTCTTGATAGTCAATCAATTCCTCCAATGCACGGACTGCAAGATCACATAACTCTTCTAATTCCTTATCAGAATTTACTTTACCAACATTAATTGCTGAAAGAATACATAAAGCAATTTCTCCAGTATGATCATCAATATGTTGAAGAGGATATGTTGGAAGAGTAATTTCCTGACAGAGGTTACTCATCTCTACTTTGTCTTTAAAAGATGAGTGACTGTTACAATGATCTATATTCATGATATAGATACGACCAGTCTCTGCTCTCTCCTTTAAAAGATCAAGGATGAGGGCTTGAGCACTAACCCTACGCTGTGGGACTGTCTCATCTTTTTCAAATTGTTTGTAGAGATCGTCGAAGCGATCAGTGCCAAAAGACTCGTAGAGACCAGGCACGTCGTGAGGACTAAAAAGAGATATCTCTTGGTTTCCGATGAAACGTTCATAAAATAATTTACTTAATTGGATGCTGTAGTCGAGTTTTCTGACTCGGTTGTCTTCTGTTCCTTTGTTGTTTTTGAGGACGAGGATGTCTTCGATTTCTTGATGCCAGATAGGAAAGTGGACAGTAGCCGACCCTCCTCTAATGCCGTTTTGCGTACAGCATCTGACAGTGCTTTCAAATTTTTTGAGGAAGGGGACAACACCTGTGTGTTGAACCTCTCCCCCTCGGATTCTACTGTTGATGCCCCTGATCCTACCAGCGTTAATACCGATACCAGCCCTTTGTGCGACATACTTGCCAATAGCCATATCGCTACTAAAGATACTATCGAGGGAGTCATCAACATCAACCAGAACACAAGATGCAAATTGACGAATGGGTGTTCTGACCCCTGCCATGATTGGTGTTGGGATGTTGATTCTGTGCTTGGAGATTGCGTCATAGTAACGTTTCACGTAGTTTAATCTTTTCTCTTTAGGATACTCTGCAAACATAGTCAGAGCTATCATGATGTACATGAACTGAGGTGTCTCAAAGACCTGTCCTGTACTTCTATCCTGTACAAGATATTTATCTACAACCTGTCGGAGTCCAGCGTATGTAAATAATAAATCTCTATCATGATCTATGAAAGACTCGACAGTATGTATTTCTTCTAATGAATACTTGTCATAGATACCATGATCATATACCTTTGCACCTACTGCTCCTAGTATCTGACCTTCAAGTGTAGGGTATTCTTTACCACCATACACTTGCTTAGTCAAACCAAATAAAAGAAGTCTAGCAGCAACGAACTGATAGTTAGGATTGTCAAGAGATATAAGATCATTAGCAGACTTGATAAGGATCTCTTGTATCTCTTCAGTTGTGATACCATCATAGAATTGTAATCCTGATTGTATTTCTACCTGACTAGCAGAGACAGCAGCGAGTCCATCACATGCTTTCTCTACCATCTTATGTACTTTATCCAAGTCAAGGGTTGCTACTGCACCATTTCTTTTCTTTACCTTGGTTCCATTGGTCATATCTTTTTCCAGTTTGTGAATTGTAGTTTTGCTTCTAACCCTTGATAGGTATTGTCTTTCAGTATCTTCTGGACATCATGTCCTGCTAAGATCATATCATTAATATCTTTTTGTGTCACTGATTGTTGCCAGATAACAACTCTTTCTCCTCTGTCAATTGTTCTGGAGATTCTGTCAACGATTTGTCTGTTACGAGGTTCGTTATCATAAACCCAAATATAATCGCTCCAACCAAACGTCCGAAGATCAACATCAGACCCAGCCATCGCAACGGAATTATCCACGAAGGTGGAGTCAAACGGTCCTTCAACAATGTAAATCGGTTTGCTTTCATCTATCTTATCCAATCCATATATTTTGGGTAAACCCTTTTCAAGTATGATAGTAATGTATTTGATCTTTGCCTTTAAAGACAAAGACCTCCCTTGGAATCCAAAACAGTTACCCTCCCTATCATAGAAGGGTATTATTATTCGGGACTCCTCGTGGGAGGTGCTGTCAAAAGTTTGCTGAACAGAGTTAGTCCATTCTTTAAACTTTTCACAGTAGTAAAAATCACAGAGTCTATCTTGTGGAATGTTTCGTTTCTCAAGATATCTCCGTGCTTCGTGTGATTTATTTATGTCTGAAATTCTTTCAAGTTTACCGAATATATTCTTCTTGAATTCGGGTGGTTTGAAATCAAACTTAGGGGTAGGCACGTACCTTCCTTTACCAGTTCTACCGTCCTGATACATCTCCATGACAAATTGATTGTACAAAGATACATCAAAGTCCTTCAAGAACTTAGTAAAACTTTTACTCACACCACAGTTGTGACACTTGAATGTGTAAGTATTCTTGAAACCAAATAGATATCCTCTTGCTTTGTTACTATGCTTCTTCGAGTCACCACAATAGGGACAACGAAAGTTGTATAGATTATTCTTCTTCTTCGCAAACTTAGGTAGTCTGGAAGAGATCTCTAAGATATATTTGGTTTCGACTGCTGCCAATTTTGAATATCTGCTGCATCTATCATAGCAGACTGACTACTCTGTGTCAAGATTGGCTTGATTATTTTTTGTCCGACTGGACTAACCATGAAAGATATAATAGCAAGACCACCAAAGATAGTCCACATTTTCTTTTCCATCGTTCTAAGACGCTCATCGATTTTTCTGATGTCTCTTTCACAGCCTGCCTTTATCTCCGTTGATTGTCTGTTTACTTCACGATGAAGACTCTCAACCTTCTCAAATAATACTGCGTCTATACGATCTTGCTTGTCTAGTTTCTCATTATGTACAGCAAGAAGTTGTCCCATCTTTACAGAGTTTTCCTGTAGAGTCGAGACAACTTTTTCCAGTCGTTCTATTATTGCTGAATTGATACTCTCTGCCATTAGTCTTTCTTCCAAGCCACTCGTGTGCGGTATCTACCAATGGGGGTAGGCTTCCTTTTCTTTTTTGGTTTGACAATGACTGTAGAATTATCATCACCTGTCCCAGAGACAGCAGTGCCAGTAGCATTGGTGGGAGCACCTGCACCAGCATCTTCAAACAGTGACATAAATTCTTTGAAGGTCTTCATATCTCTCTAAGTTGTTTATAAAGAATATAATCTACAGGTATAGCATCTAACTGTTCACTAGGAACATTCGGATACCTTTCCAAAAACATTTGTATTGTTTTTATAGCAGACCAATACTCCTCTTTAGACTTATAATAAAGCATAGGAGTTGCTGCATCATCAAACACATTATAAAGGATTATTATATGATTGATAAGTAAATGTAATTTTATATCCCCAGTCTCCACATACTTTTTCAGATGTCTTTGTACGTACTTGAATCTTTTTAGATCCTCGTAAAAGTCATCCTTAGTAGAAGAGCTGGGGTTATAGTAATGACGTATAGCGAAGAACAGGTAAGTGTCCTCGTTCAATTTATCAAGAAACATTATAATAATTCAGATTATCAGCTTGCTGTGAAGGTCTTGGTTGTTCCAGATCCACCAGCACCTTTTGTATCACCTAGAACAAATACTTTATCAGATGCTGTGTTTGTACCAGCGTCTTTGATTGTTCCAGATATTGTTTGAGCACCAATAGTATGTACCTTACCAGTTGCAGCGGCTGTAAATGTAAACTCAGCACGGTTAGTACCTGTTTGAGCAGCAGCAGTTGCAGTAATGGATGCACTGTCTGTAGTATTAGTAACTACAAGTGTTGCACCGTTGGTAACATCAACCTTCTCGTTGTATATAACAACAACGGATCCAGTAGCACCACCAGCATATGAAGTCTCCTCAAAGAAAACAGCAGTGATAGTAGCAGCACCTATGGTATCTGTTCCAGATCCACCAGCACCAACGAGTCCGTCTATTGATACTAGAACTTCATCCCAGAATTTTGTTTTTGCAGCATTTTTATAGTGACGAAGTACCCAACCTTGGTTGGTAGCGAAACAGTTCTGAGGATCATGGGAGGCTGCTCCACGAGTCAGATACTTTGGCTTAGATTCGTCTGAAGTAGTTTTTCCCCAGAGTGGCATTGTTCTATAGCATACACAATATAATTCTATTTATACCTTTATAATCGCAAAGATTTCTTTATCTTTGCAACAATAACATCATCCAAATCATTATCAGTTTCTTTAGATAACTTCTCAGCTATCTCTATTAGAAACAGTTTTACCTTTGGTGACTTGAGTTGTTTTATTATAACACCTTTAGCAACAGGTAGTAATAAACTAAGCATAGTATTTTACAGCAGCATCATAATATGATCCTATGTTATGATCTGCTACACCATCAAACCTAGTCTCATTCTCATCTTTGAGTCTTGTAACTGGATGAGTATGTACATATCCTGCTAAGTATGGAGGTGTGCTTGGAACAATATCATCCCCATGTACAAAGCGAATATGCTCAAGGTCTTTGATTCTACTACGTAGTCTGCGTCCACCTGGTCTAGGTGATCCAGCAGTAACCAATGCAATATTCTTATTACCAGATTCCCATAGGAGATCAGCAATCAATGTAGCAGTAGCACCACCAAGTGAATGACCTGCTATCACTAATTTTCTTTTAGGATCCAATCCTTCATAAGCAACTACCAATTCTGCTAGTGTCCTATTGCAATTGTTTTTGAATCCTCTATGACAATCATCCCTCTTGATGAGAAACTTTAGATTAGTTATCCAATCTGTTTTCTCCTTGGTTCCTTCTACTGCAAGTATAGTATGACCTTCTATCTTTCTACTAACTAAAAAATCCTTTTCATTAGGATACACATCCCGACAACACTTCAGTGCTTCCAAGATAACTTCCTTTGGTAAAGTCATTTGTTTCAAGTAACTGGCTTATTTAGCCTAATCCTTATTAGAAACCCACTTTCCGTTGACTAATTTCTTGACCTCACCTGGTCGTAAAGCATTCTTTTTCTTCGCTGCCTCACGATCAGACTTCCATTTGGCATAAGTTTTCTTTCCTTGAGGAGTACCAGCTTTTCCTACAGTCTTACTACCATGTCTCATCACATCTCTTCTATGCTCATTATCAGCATCTCTTTCTTTCTCTTTCTTCTGAGCTTTCTGATCAGAGTACCATGAGAGTTTCCTCTCATCGAACTGATCCCTATGTTCAGGATCAAAACTAGACTTAGGACCTAAAGAGTCTGGTAAGAAATCGTATAAGTTTATCATGTACCTAATCCACGACCTGCTTTGTAATTTGATTCACCACCATACCTTGCCATTGTATTGGTATAGTCTTGAGTAGATTTGAATCCTGCTTTCTTTGCCTTATCAGCATAAGCTTTCTTATCCTTCTGTTTATCAAGATACTTCTGGGTTCCATTAGTCTTAGCACCCTTCACTTTCTTCTGTTGTCCTGCTGGTCTACCAGTTTCCTGACGGATTTTATTCTTCACAAAATTGAGTGCTTTATCTTTACCACCACCACTCTTCTTACCCTGCTCTTTTTCAAGACGGTTAAGTTCCATTACAGTTTCTTCTTTAGCTAATTTATCTGTTGCCTTTCTAATACCACTCAACCTTTTGAGAATCTTCTTCTCTCTTTTAGGTGCATCTTTAGCAAGGGGTTTGTTACCATGAGTCATTGATGTCATAGCAGCATCACTTGATGCATCCTTCACATAGTTTCCAAGAGTTCTCTTACTTAGTTCAGTAACTACTTCAACTTCTTCTTTGTTATGCTTCTTCATTCTTTCAGAATGTGCTTTCCTTCTCTCTTCTGGAGGTGCAGCATTACCACCATATCCTACTGCTCTCTTATTTCTGATAGACATCTTACCATAGTTTGATGCACCTGCTTCATACTTTGCTTCCTTTACATCAGAAGATGCACATTTCTTACCACAGTTCTGACACTCTTCATCAACAACAAGTCCAGCACACTTAGGACATGTAGGACCAATCTTAGGATTGACATTTACATGTTCATTACCCTTTACCTTATCTTCAAAAGTCTTGACCCATGTATCATAGGTTGCTTCCTTGTGTGTCTTACCAGGCATCACAGTTCCATCAGGCATCTTGTGTGCGTTCTTCTTTTTTCCGTATGTGATACAAGGGTCTTGACCACATCCACAATTCTTTTCACCCTTCCCTTCAACCATATCACCTTCAGGTTCATACCCTGCAGTGATATCAGATGTAGAAGCACCACCCTGAGTACCCTGCCTTACAGTCTGCAACTTCCTACGTAGGATCTGTTGCTTCTCTCTATTGATTCTCTGAGTCCTTGCTTTCAATTGCTGATCAGGTTTCTTTACAGGTGCTGAATTATTATCTACTTCCTCATCTACCTCTAGTGGAGGTACAGTTGGATTAGATCCTTTCTGCATGTTTACTTTCTTCTTGCGAAGTAGTTCACGTTCATCTTGTTTTTTCTTCAGCAATGAATCCTCATCTTTACGATGCTTATTCTGTAATGCTAGTTTATTCTTTGAATGAATACTCTTTTCTGCGTCCGTATACTTTTGCTCAGCCTCACGGACATCTACTTTTTTACGTCTACCTCTTCCTTCTTACAATCAGGTACTGACTTACCACCTTTGACCTTGACACCTACTGCCTTATATCCTGTCCAACAACTTGCCTTCTTAGGATCTTTACCAATGTTCTTACGTGCTGTTGCTAGTGAAGCTTCTTCCATCTCCACCTCTTCATTAGCAGTATGCTTAGGATTATTCTTAGGATTTTTTAGTGCCTGTCTCTGAGTACTATGATGTGCAAGTCTATCCTTGAACTTCAACTTATACTTAGGAGACTTTAGAGGTTGTCCTTTCTTACCAGTAGTTTGTTTCTCATCTCTTTTCGCAGCATGTCCGAGAGCACCAGTATCACCAGTTCTCTTAGACTTCACGGGATTACTTTTGTTTTTAGCAAATCCATATGACTTAGAACCACCACCTGTTTGATTACCACCTTGAGTTTCAAGAGAAGCATTACGACTTCTTGCTGATTGTGATAAGTTGTAACCAGCTCTTTCGCTTTTACCTATACCACGAGGATTAGAACTTTTTCTTCTCTTTGCTCCTAGTTCTTGTGCTCTTTTATATGCACCTTGTGCCACCTTCTCGCTCTCTTCAACTGGCTCACCTCCTTCATGCTCAACGACATTACCATCTTCATCTTTTTGGTGATGCTCATCTAAGTCCTGAAGATATTCAAGATCAGTTCTCCAATCAGAGAAACTTTCTTTACGTGTATCTTGACCATCCTGCTTACCACCTTTCTTCTTCTGGATAGCATTATGAACTGCACCAGCATGTTCCTTACTTCCAGACTCTACCTTACCATCTCCATCATAATCCTTCCTTGCCTTTGCGTTCTTCTCATTTTCTTTCTTAGCATCTGCTCCTGCTCCAGCATTCTTATTGTATGGTTCACCATGTCCAGTGATCTCTACTGAAGTGATGTTACTGTTAGCACGAAGTTGAGAGATCTTTGCACGTGATGCATAACGGATCTCACTTCTTCCGTCATTATTCTTTACACGAACCTTGTATAATGTATCTCCACTTGGTCCTTCTTTCTGTGTATCAGCAGATTCTTTATAAGCTTTCTTCTTAGAACTACATCCTTCTTCTTCTATTTCATCTTCTTTCATATGATCAGCAGCCTTATACAATGGCTTACCAGTCTTTACATTCTTCTTACCTGATTTGTATCCTTGGTATGCAGGTGTGTTACCTTTCTTATCAGCATTGGTTACTGTGTATGCTTCATCAGCAACTTCTACAGACTCACCAACTAATTTTGTTTTCAATTCTGCTCTTGCCTTAGGTCCAAGTGAACCAGAATGCTTCAAGTAATCAGTCATTGCTTGAGCAACAGGAATATTCTCACGCTTCGCTCTGTAACGGATGTCATATACCGCTTGCTTGATACGAGATTCGTCAGATGTATCCTTACCTTTTTCTTTATCACCTCCCTTCGCATCGGGTTTGCCACCACCTTTTGCTGGTGCTGTCTTTTCGTCTGAACCTTTCTTTGCGATGACACCACCTTCCTTGGCGATACCCTCTCTAAGTTCTCTAAATGCGTCAGTAAATAAATCCATTGCTTGTAAGTTGAAAGAAGAACTGCTTTTCCTAGTTATTATTTATCTTTTTATTTGTCTCAAGTCTCGTATCCAAGACTTAAACATCTCACCAGATTCAGTGAGTGCAATAATATAATTTGCTCCACTACGAATGATCTTACCAATCAGACCAGTGTTATCATTCTCTACCCAATGTCCGACATTGAATAGTTGCTTGCTAATGTATGCTTCACGTAGTCCATCTGGATCATACTTCGGTGCTATCTCCCAGAGATGACCTCCAGAGAAACCAAATGTATCTTCCTCTATACCCATCTGTCTACGTATTGTAGCAAATAGTTTTTGTGATGCATCATCATCTAAGGGCTTGGGGATTCCTGATCGGAACGTCTCGAAATCTCCTTCTGAAGCAGCCTTTCGTAGTTTGGAAGCAGACATACCCTCGATGCCTTCAGCATCCACATCCCTGTCTCCAGCTGATACAACGTTGATGTTATCAAAATTATAGAGCTGCCCGTTGTACTTTTGCGAGAGGTTTTCAAATTCTTTGAGTCGATCAGCACCGACCACGATATTGACGTTGGCATAACCCTCCGAGTTTGCGTTCTTTAGAACATCAAAGATAGTTCTCATCTTCTCATCATGCACAATATTCTTGGCATGATCAGGGAACATCTTTTGCATGTACTCAACTTTAGTTGCAGAATCTAATGGATTCTTTTTAGCATCTTGTGAGTGAGATGGATAAATTCTATAGTCACCACCTTCAGCAGTAGATGAAATAGAATTCATAAGTTTCTCATGACCAACGGTAGGTGGGTTGAATCTTCCAAACCCTATTGTAAGAGATTGTTTTCCATCACCCTTCCTAGGTTGCTCTCCAGCAGGTGCTTGATCAACATCAGCAGGTTGCTGTTGTTGTGCTGCTGGTTTTCCTTTAGCATCAGGCTGAGCTGCCTGAGTTCTACCCTGAAAGATCTTCAAACGACCCTTCACAGTCTTGGCAACTAGTGCTCCAGTTTTAGGATCATACCAGTCTCCATGACCATCACCTTGTAATCCCATTCGGGAGGCTTGATCAGAAGCAACTGTTTCTAAAAATGATCTAAGAGTCTTCATTGGGTAGTGGACACCTTATGTTTTATTTATAGTCGATTCAAATCGCTGACCAAACGAGTAACGAGACCGCCAGTGATTTCAAATCGACCAGCAATCTCATTACGTCTTACACCACTAGCAGTCTTACCTCTTCCTTTGAGTGCTGCTATTCTAACCTTATAATGTTTAGCAACTTCATTCACATACTTAGTATTGATCTCATGGAAACCACTCAAGTTACCTAGCACATAGTTAGCAGTCTTGTCACTCATCTCTCCAAAGAGTGCTTCACCTGTCAAAGTCTCATGCACAACACATCTATTGAAATCTTCATAGATACCTCCTGCATCAGCACCTTGACCAATAACTAATTGAAGTGCATCTACTACTGGTTGATTCCTTTTCAATGCTGCATCTATACCTGGTCTAGGTTGTGTTCCCAACTTACTGAATGCTTGATCATATACACTAATAGCATCTGCTAGTTGTTCGTAATCTAACTTACTCAAATTCTTATACTCATATGCATTATTGACTGCATTCTTTAGAGTGTTGTATGTAAAACTTGGATTACCACTTGCTAACTGATATCCATTATCCTCCCACTTACATGAGATCTTGATGTTACCATTACATATAACATCAGTCTTTGGTTCTGGAGTACCACCACCTAATTGTTTGAAGGTATTCCATTTGACATTAGCAACTCTCTTCTGTATCTGATCTAATGCTGTAACACCAGCAGATAAAACACTTTCATCAGTTACCTTTGGTGTTAGTTCTATTCTCTTTAGTAACTGTTCTTGCGATAAATTCTCTGACCCTGCTTTATTATAAGCAGCAATCACAACAGCATATTCGTATTGCTTACCTTTGTCCAGTGCCATTGCTCACAGCCTTTACCTATATTTATTATATCGGAAGACGTTGAGGAATGGTAGAAATACGGTCAGTTTGTAAACTGGCATAGTCCTCATGCAACTCACACCCTATATAATCTCTGCCCAATTTCTTTGCTACCATTGCAGTAGTACCTGATCCCATGAACGGATCCAATACTATGTCACCTTCTTCTGATCCTGCAAGTATACATGGTTCAATAAGGTCAGGTGGATAGCAAGCAAAGTGAGCACCCTTGTATGGTTTATTAGTTACTGTCCATACCGAACGCTTATTCTTTTTGGGATACGACTTCGATAAACCTGTATGTGGAGATAGTCCAGTACCCTCGTTGTGATATTTCCCCTTTGTCCTATCACGTGTACCCCAGTCTTTTGCTGGTTCCTTAATCGCTTCATTATCATAGTAATACTTCTTGTCTTTACTGAATAAAAATATGTACTCGTGTGATTTAGTACAACGATCCTTGACTGACTCAGGCATAGGATTAGGTTTGTGCCATATAATATCCTGCCTTAGATACCATCCATCTGCTCTCATTGCAAATGCAAACATCCAAGGGATACCAATCAAGTCTTTTTCTTTAAGTCCTCTGATTCTATTTCCTCTACGAGGACACACATCTGGTAAGTCCTGTCTAGTATTTGAGACTGTTTGTTTTGCCAATCCTTGTCCCCTTCCAGGTCTGTAATTATAGTAACTATCGCCAAGATTAACCCAACAAGTTCCATCATCTGTGAGCACATTTCGCACCTCCTTGAATACGTTTACTAAATTCTCAATGAACTCCTCAGGAGTTTGCTCCAATCCTATCTGTGATTCTTCACCACCATAATCCCTAAGACCATAATAAGGCGGTGACGTTACACACATCCTCGCCTTAGTATCAATAGTTTTTAGTGTCTCTCTACAGTCACCAAAGAGTATCTTATTTCTCATATGCTTTGATAGATTCATCTACCATACTATACAAACTCCCCCATGTCAATGTATCTCTTAGATTAGATGCTATCTTGCTTATGTCATCACCATTAAGATACTCACCTCTTACTATCTTATAGGACTCATCCCCATATTGAGTTAGAAGTTTTGCTCTTGCCTCTACCAACTTGTTGAGGTTGATAGTAATCTTTACATCATTATCAATCATAACCAATACGGTTTTCTGGATGGGTCACGTAGATAATTAGATGCAGCCCAAGGTTTGCTGCTAATGTAATTTTTGTAAGCAGTAAAAGTGTCAATGCTTGTGTCATGTTTATACTCATCTGGCATAGCTCTGGTAAATGATGTAGGTCTATCCATAGTGAAGGGAATAAGATTACCTGCTTCTAGAATAGTTTTTTCACAACTATGGATCTTACCATAGCGATGGGTGTACTCCTCACATAAAGCGAACCCATGTGCAACTAACCACCATGCATTTACAATAGTCTCATTTGCCCATACAGTACAGGGGTGGTTACGAAATGCACCTTTCTCTGTCTTGTATGGTGTGCCATCTGTCTTGTGCAGATCACCGTAATCATGACCCCATCTCTTAGAGCATACAATAGAAAGCATTTGACATGTCTCTAGTGGCATCTTGACAACATGCTTGTCAGGTAGAACCTGAGCAGACAACGTTGGGGATGGGTCAGTAACAAAGATATTCATACATCAAGTATAGCATAAAAAAAGGGGGTGTCAACTTACCTTACCACCTGGAAGATATCCTTCGTGATTAGGATCACATTTCTGTACCCAATTAAATCCACTACCTTCAGGGTAAACATAATTTCCATCATCATCAAACATACCTGAAGTGTCTGCTATCCTTGACTCCTTTGATGGATACTTAGGATAGGGTCTCTTCCCTGCTCTCATCTCATTACCCTTTCTTCTTCTAATCTGATTACCAGACTCTGCTATGTTGTCTTTATCCAACCAAGCAGTGCCTAGCAGTTCCTTGATCATCTCTTGTGTATATCCTTTAATCTCTTTGTCTCCAGTCATCAGACCTCTCTTGATGGAACCATTCAACAACTTCGTCTGGAGAACTAAAACCCCTACGATGATTGCTTGAATCGGGGTCTCCTATATTCAAGCTATTCAGAAAAGAATCAGTAGGATCTGAACTAATTCTTCTAGCACTCTGTAACATACCTCTAGCAGCAGTGTTTGCTTTAGCTAATTTCTCAGCCCAGATCATATCTTCTAGACTGACTTCAACTCCAGCACCTATATCTTTACATATAGATGCTAACCTCAAACGATATTGTGTTGATAGCATATATTCATTTATGTACTTACCAATATTTAGAAGTGATCCTCTAATCCTTCTTGAGGTGTTGGTTTCCAATCCTCACCATAATACTTCTGTAGTATATTATGATGTGGTGCATCTGTTCCTACCTCTATCTTCTTAGGTGGTGGAGGTGGAAACATTTCCATTTGTATCTCAGGTACAGAAAAGGTGTCACCACTTTTTCTGTGATGACACCAATAGAACGTACCGTCTTCTTTCTTGTATAGGTGGTCTGCTTCATGTGGACTCAGCAGTACCATCTGTACAATCTTATCGCCTTTTTCAACCATACAAATTTACGTTATGTACTTTACGAGGTGGTGAATACTTAGGTTTTATAGGTCTAGTAACAACCGTGTATATTCTTAGTAGTAATTCTGAACTATTCTTCATACGGTGGTATCAATGCCTTATACTTTTCATACATCTCATTACATTTATCTTCACTCTTTCTGCATCTCCATAGTTGTGTAAGTATATAGGTCATGTCCTCCATAGGAACACGTATGGATAATCCATTTGATTCTGCTTCAGGCATGAGGATCATACCTGTTAATAACTGAATACACTATGACCAAACAAATAAGTCCGATACAAATTATAGGTAAAATTAAATGCATTACTTTAGATCCTCCAGATGATCAATCAATTTATCCATGTCTATGATGCTATCAATGTTAGCAGTCATATCAGCAATATGTTTTGCAACATATGAACTCTCATTACGTGCAGCAAATGCTAATGCATTACGTAAACAACCTTGTGCCTCTCTTAGAGACTCTTCTACTTGTCCTGTCAATGGCATTATAAATCTCCTGCTCTACGATTTTCTGAATGATTCACATCAAATGATCCACCAGGATATCTCTTCTCTAGTTTCTCTACGTTGCGTCTAACTACATCGTCTAACGATACATCAAGTGCCATACATGCTTGCATTACGTACCACATAGTGTCACCCAACTCAATAATAAGATGCTCTCTATTTCCCTCGTTCCAAGGCTTGCCCTGAAACACCATCTTTTTAACGATCTCAAGAAACTCACCAGACTCAGCAGCAAGCCCAACACCAGCAGTGGTAAGACGTTCAATATTTGCACCCTCTCTGTCAAGTTCACCCATACGGTCAGCAAGACTGACAAAATCCTTAGAACAATCGCTTGTGACAGCATCCACGAATAGACTGTACTTATCAAAGTCCACATGTTTAGTCATTTTTTTGGTATCTCATATGTAAAGTTGTCAAATTTAGATTTGAAAGATGACTTTTGATCATTATACTCTTCTTCTTGTCCACTGTCAACTAAGTCTTCTTGAGCACTCTGTTCACAGTCATACAATCTCATCTTCCCTCTATCTATACCTACAAAAAACTTCTTGTTTATTGTGGGATCATTGTATCTATTCTTCAACTGCTTGACAAGTATATTACCTAGTGCTTCTGTGTCCTCAGTAGATATGAGAGCGAACATAAGGTCAGCAGTAGCAGGGAGTCCGAAAGACTCTGACGTGTCAGTAAGATCAACATCACTAGAACCGAAACCAGAACGAGTAGTTTGAGTAGCCGAAACAATGGGTACGTTAGCTTCCACAGCAAGTCCACGAAGCTCCTCTGCAATCGCTTTGATGTATGAATAAGAGTTGACATTTGCATTACCACGATAACGACTTGATGCACATATGTTTAGATAATCTATAAAGATTATGTCAGGTCTGAATGACTTCTTCAATGCAAGTTCATTCAGTAATGCTTTGAAGTGTCCTGAATGAGCAGATGCAGTAGGGTACTCTTTTATAATCAAAGACCCTTGAGTCTTCTTAGCAATCTTATTGACCTTGTTGTCGAACATCATCTTAGGAAGATCGACTAGTTCTTGGATTGGGACGTTGAGGAGGTTGGCATCAATTCGTTCAGCAATTTTCTCTTCTGCCATCTCCATTGTAATGTAGAGTACGTTCCTCCCTTGGAGCAACACGGAGCTAGCCACATGGCACATGAATAAAGATTTCCCGACACCTGTACCAGCGAGTGCGATATTAAGAGTCTTGTTAGGTAAACCACCTTTGGTAATTTTGTTAAAATATTCGAGATCGAATTCAATTTTGTTTTCTTTGCGATGGTACGAGTCGTAGCGTTCTTCATAGTCAGTCAAATAATCATGACCAACATGACTGTCAAACGATACTGCTAAGGCATCGCTAAGGATATTTGGTATGGCATCCCGATTCTTCTTCTCATCTTTGCCGTCAGCAATTGAGATAGATTCCATCAGTGCCATGTAGATCGCACGATCCCTGCACCATTTCTCCGTTGTATTTAGTAACCACTCAGACTCAACTTTCTCATCATGGAAAGATGTTATAAGTTCCTTACATGTCAATTCCTCCTCGTCACTAATGTCCTCCCTACCATCAACTTCAATGGTAAGAACTTCTTTAGTTGGAAGATTATTATATTCTTGTATGAATTTAGATATCTCCTGAAAGACTATCTTCTCAGATCTTTCTTGGAAATATTCATCCTTTATAAAAGGTAAAGTCTTTCTGGAATAAGCGTCATCATATAAAAAATTCCTAAGAATCGTAAGTTCAATTTTTTCCATACAAGGAGTCTACCTTCTCTTAGTGTGATTGTCAAGTCATCTCATCATGAAGATGGTTTGTTGGTCGTTTAGCCATCTTCTCTTGCTGTTCTTTTTCCAAATCATATAACTTTTTCATCATCTCTTGTTTCTTTTCAATGTCGTTCAGTTTCTTATGAACGTCCTTGAGTTCCGACTCAATCGATTTGTCCGTCATCTGATTCTACTCCGTAGCAGTATTCTTGTTTTGCTGCCGTGTCGAGTTTCTGGAGGATCTCATCTGTAAAATAAGTCTCAGGACTAGCCATAATAGTCTTAGGGTAAAGATTAGAATCACCAAACTTGTAGCGATTGCCCACACGCTTGAAAACATTGTATTTTTCTCCTAATTCTAAAAGTCCGTAATACTTATCCAGTCCACGTTCATCGTAAAATAATCTTATTTCTACTCTCTTATTTTCTTTAGTCAAACGTGACTTATGTGCCGTAGCTTTGACAATATTTCCAATCGTTTCTTTTCCTTCCTTCTCTTTACTTTTTGTGAGATAAATGATCGTACTTGCTGCGTACTTGAGACCAGAGCCTCCGCCCATTTCTTTGGTTGGAATGTAGGAACCGATGACATCGTAAGTGTGGTTTGTAACTATAAGAGGAATGTTTGCTTGACCAAGTTTCAAAGTTAGCATTCGGAAAGCACCCTTGATCAGTTGTGCCTTCGTCATGTCTCTGGTCGTTTTTTCAGCCAGAGTGTCCTCTATTTCTTTATTGGTTGAAAGCATACCTAAAGAGTCTAACACAAACATGCAGGGTTTGCGAGCTTCTATGGGGGTCTTCAGATATATGTCAACCGCTTTTAGCGTTTTCTGACGAAACTCTTCGACAGTTACTATATTGAATAGTACAAACCTATTTAGGTCAATCCCTCTCTCTACTAACTGTTCCTTCTTGATAGCATCCTCAGAATCAAAGTAGCATACATATCCATCTGGATTATTTTCAAGGAAAGTCTTTACACATGATAGTGAAAAGAATGTTTTACCTGTAGAACTTTCTCCTGCAATAGCAGTGATCCTACTACTAGAGATGCCTCCGAATATACTACCAGAACACAAGGCATTGAAAATATGACTGCCTGTGTCTACAAATGTTTCCTTCTCATCTATATCAGATGCGAGTCTGGTGTAGTCATTACCTACTTCTTTTATAATGTCTGTTAGAAAATCCATGTTATACGAAAAATGCGTCAAGTGTTTGTCTCTTTTCAACTTCCCAACCAATAGCATCTAAGATTGCTTTGACTGGTTCAACAAATGATTTGTTGAATTGTATGTCATAATCAATGTATGGTTCAATATTTAGTTCCTTTGGAAACTCACTGACAAAGGAGATAACATTCTCTCCAACCACATTAGGAAGCTTCAAGTAAATGAACTTGATCTTCTCTCCATTGTTGATAGTGGGATATTTATGTCCCAAATCATTGTCAGTTATCTTCTTATTATACATCAAAGCACCTCTAACGTGAATAGGTGTGCCTTTCTTGTACACAGTTGTTCTGTCCATCCACTTCTCTACGTTACTAGCAGTCCTAGGGAATGCAATCTCTTCAGCAGGAAGTGTCTTGAATGTCTTTCTGAAATCTTGGATGAACTTGATAGCATCTGCTTCAGTTTCATTCATGATAACCTTCAGACAGTCCTTAATCTTATCACGACAAGGTGCTGGTGTCGAGGATTTGACTGCCTCAATACCCATCATCTTGAGTTTAGGTTCATTGTATCTGACACCCTCACTATCCCATACGTTTAGAATGTATCTCTTCTTAGCAGTCCAGATACCACGTACAGCAATGTTCTCACGTGCCATGACCATCTTCTGAGAATATGCATTCACATAGTTTGCCAACTTATTATAACTGTTGTCAATAAATGGTTGGAACTTGTCAACACATATCTTGTCTAGGAGGTCAACGATCTTCGTAGTGTCAGAAACAGTACCAAAGAACTTATCCACAAGAGGACCAAGATGCAAATAGATACTATCTGTATCACTAGCAATAACATAATCTTCTCCTTCGGTTTCTAAAATCTTGTTGAGATACTTATTCATATCATTCTCTATCCAACGGATAGATAACTGACCACTCAAGGTAATGGCTTCAGCGTTAGCCAGTTTGTAATATCGAAAATACTGATTGCCAATAGCACCATAAGCACTGTTAAGTTGAATCTTCCTTGCCATCTGTATATTATTACATCGAGCAATCTCTTTCTCCAGTGCTTTACTAGGGGTTTTTTCATTATCCTTCTTTGCTTGGATCATCTTCTTCTTGAAGATAGTACGTTCCTTATAGATCTTCTCCATCAACTCTGGAAGAAATCCACGCACGTCTCTCCTATACTGTGCTCCATTAGCACATACAGCTAAGTCTTCTTTGAGTTCTACCTCTTGGTTTAGAAACCTTTCAACACTTGCACTGGCACATCTAGTCTCCCAGAGGGTCTCTGGCGAGATATTGTATTGCATAATAAGATGAGGATACAGACTATTGAGGTCAAAACTAACCACCCAATCATAGCTTCCTGGTTTCGGTTCCTTGACATAAGCACCTGCGTAGCGTTCGTCTTTAGTGGACTTTACTTTAGGAGGAATAACAATGTTCCTCTTCTTCAAGTAATTATAAATGATCGTGTCCCACATTCTAACCTGATAGAACACGTCTGTAAAGTTTACCTTAGCATCGAATGCCATTGTAATAGCAAGTTCGATGAGTTTCATCTTATCCTCAAGACGGTCAACCAGTTCTACATCTCGAATATTATATTCAATAAACTTCTGCCAATCATTAGTATAGAAATCTTTGAAGGTATCATAAGGGTTAGCAATCTTACGTTGACCCAGTTCTACATGAGCAATGTGATCCAAACGATATGATTCCTGTGCTTTATACGTGAACTTCTTATAGAGATCCATGTAATCAAGTACAGTAATACCTCCTACATCAAAACTAATATACTTACGACCTGCAATATACGTTTCATTCTCAGACAACAAAGACCAAGGAGAAAGATACTTTGCTTTCTTTTCTCCAAGGACTTTTTGTAAACGTCTGACTAGATACGGTATATCATACAACTGACAGTTCCAACCTGTAACTACATCAGGTGTATTCTGACTCCACCAGTCTATAAACTGGGTCAATAATTCTTGCTCAGACCAGCAACGATTGTAAGTAACATTATCTTGGTGTAATCTATAATCTCCTACACCCCATACTGTTATCTCTTTCGTATTGTAATCTTGTATAGAGATAGCAGTCATCTCTTCAATAGATTCCTCTACTGTAGGGAATCCACTCTCAGATGCTACCTCAATATCAATCGTTACAAGGTTGATCTTACTTATGTCAAACTGGATTTCATTCTGAGGATACTTCTGAGATATGTATTGATAGATATATCTCTCATTACCATAGATGTTGAATCCTTCGACACCATCATACTCCTTCAGGAAGCTACGACATTCTCTAACAGTACCAGGTTGAATAGGTGATACATACTCACCCTCCAACGTCTTATACTGTGTCTTCTTTTTAGCAGGGACATAGAATGTGGGAGTGAACTCATCACGAATCTTGATCCTCTTACCATTTTCATATCCACGGACAAGGAACTTGTCCCCAATCAATTGGACATTAGTGTAGAACTTCATTCAATAGGTGTTTCGGTAGTCTCTGCAGTTACTTCAATATACTTTATCAAAACATCTTTGGATGGTTCACCAGCAGTAATGATAAGATCTGTTTTTAGTAAACAATCATTATCTTCCATGTATAATGGAAATGCTTCTAACTTCCAAGGAGTTTCTTTTGGTCTGCCACCTACTATTCGGAAACAGTTCTTCAAGTACATCTTGGGTTCTTCTTCTAACTCTTCCAGTTCCCCTATAAGAGAGTCACCAGACTTCAAATAAAATACTGCTACATTTTCCATTATACTACCTCTGGATTTATTGGTGCTTCTGGTTCTGGTTCTACACCTATTCTTTCAGTATAACTTTTTAGAACTTGCTCATGTGGTTCTACCACAGTAACAACCCAGTCCATAGGGACAATAACTTCGTTCTCAGCAGATAGTGGAATCCAAGGAGAGAAGAATAATTCTCTTTGATTCTCTTCTTCAGAACTCTGACCATCCTCATTGAGGAGTTCTTTGACCTTAGTTGGTACTAATTCAACACGAACAGGATTCTTGAAGACATACCATATTGCTTCCTTGGTTTCCTTGTCACGTGCTTCTTTGATATCAGCAACGATATCCTCACCTGATTTCAAGACAGCGAGTTTTACAGACATAATACTTCTTTGCGTATACAAATTATAATACCCCTCTCAACATTTGTCAAGAGGGGTACTGTATTTAGAGATCGAAATCCTTACGTGTGTGGTGCTCTGGAACAATCTTTCCTAGTACCACTGTGAGGAGTCCATCGGCAAAGCTGACCTGTCGTACCTCGCAATCCTCGGAGACCGTCCATTGTCTTTCAAAGGATCTCTGTGCCAATCCTTTGTGGAGATATTCTCCATCAACTTTCGGTTCTTCTTTGCTGCCTTGTACAAATAGTTTTCCAAACTCCGTATAGACTTTGACTTCATCTTTCTTGAACCCTGCCAGTGCGATTTCGAGTTTGCTTTCGACATTGTTTATTTGAACGATATTATATGGTGGATAGTTAGATACATCATTTAGTTGCAGAAACTTATCAAAATAATTATCCATTCCGATACTGTTTCTATGTATCCTGTCCATTAGCTGTGGTAAATCAGCTGCGTGATACCTTTGTAGGTTTCCCATTGTTCTCCTTTTATAAGCGAGTGTTTGTTGTGACCCCCGAAGCTGGTCACACTACTAATTATACAGTTTAGCATAAGGTTGTCTATGGGGTAAACCGTATGTTCCTTATGATACAGAAACTTTCTGCTAAATAGATGTAGATTATACTCACAAAAAATGAAAAGAGCAATTCCTTTCATTATTATAGCAATGGCAGGAGCTATTGCAACTCCAGTGAAAGCTGATCTTACTCATAGGTTAAGTAGCTCGACTCAGTTGAGTGTTGATGCAGGTTATACGAATGTAACAAGAGCAGCTAATACGTATAGCACTAGTGGATCTGGTGTTAGCACAACTATTACACCGTCAGGTGGTAGTGCTGCAAGTAATCTAGGTGGAATATCTGCTGTAAGTGCTGCAGGATCAGCAACTTTTGCACTACCTGATGTTGCACAGACTACTCAAGGAAATGCATATAGTTTCACACAAAGTGTAAGTATGGGTGACGCTATCGTTACTACTGCTGCTGATGTAGGTGATGTAAATGGTTATTCTAATACTATTTCAACTGCACCTGGAGTCGCTGGTAGCTTGGCTGGAACCATTTTAAGTTCTGGTGCTATGACTTTAACAGCTGGTGGAAGTGGTACTTCGGCTACTGGTCAATTTGTCACAGAAGTCACAATTCGGTAGAGCATATAAATAATGAAACAAGTTCTAGTACTACTACTTCTTGGTTTCGGTGGGTCTGCTTATGCAGTCCCTGTGGTCCCAAATTTCCAGCAGGGCTCGATGACTAGTCATACTGAAACTGAAAGCACAGTGACGGAGACGATTAACTCAATAGATTATAGGACAGGATGGGAATACAGCGTTACTGGGGTAGGCGTTTCCAACAATGGAGAAGCACTAAATCCCAGTGTGAATACATCAACAGTAACTGTGACTCCAAGTGTGGGGTCAGCGACAGGTACAAACGGAGCAGCAGTAACAGGAAACGTAACGAGTTCATTCGACTCGTTGGATTTCTCACAGCCAAACAACTTCACCATAACAACTCCAGGCGAGGCGTTTCAATTCACCCAGAGTTATCAAGGACCAGGCTTGACAAATCAAACAATAATTCAAAGAGTAACCACTATACAAAGCGTCACAGATACAACAAGTACGTTTACACAATAGCAACTTGTTGTAGTCTTATAGCACCTAATGCTGCATTAGCAGAAGGTGTTGGTGGTGTATCTGCTACTGCAAATCCAATCGCCAACAGTTCGGGCTCAGTAACCAACCAGGCAATACAGGTTTTACAAGGTCCATATGTAACTAACACCTACGGTGGTGGGGTATCATGTCAGGGTACGACTCTCAATATGACACCGTATGTTCAGTTTGCAGATTCAAGGAAAGATCCTTGGGAAGATTTTTATAACGAACCACAATATAATACAACTGATAAAACTGGTAGTACAGTAGAACAACAAGTCACTGTAAAGAACTACCCTTGGGAAGACTGGTATGATGATAGAACTAAAGCAGATGGTACTAGATGGTTTGAAGATGGTGATGACATAACTATCATCCAAACTGTTCCTACTGGTGATGGAGTACCTGATATAGTAAATGCTAATGGTACTATGACACCTACATGGTACAAACCAATACGTACTGATATGAGAGCAAACCAAAGTTTCAACCTAGGTTTGTCTGCTACTCTATCAATACCATTGAATAGGGCTATGCAACGTAAGTGTGCTGAAGCAGCAACCTCACAGATAGCATCTGTCGATCAAGCAACTGCTAATAAAAGATTAGATTTTGAATTAGCTCGTCTCAAAAATTGTGGAGAATTATACAAAGCTGGTATATTTTTCACACCCAATACAAAATATGCAGCCATATGTGCTGACGTATCTGTAGCTACACCATTGAATCAGATTGTAGATCATGAACATGATTTCCCACAACCTAAATGGCAAGTGACACCTAAAGATGAGAATAGAAGTAATTCAGAAGACCTCAAGAATCTAATTAGAGAGGTGTTGAATGAATCTAATTCCCCTTCAACTGACGAGCAGCCTTCGCAGCAGAATTCGCTTCCTTCTGACGAAGAAGACGTTCCCTCTTCGACAAAACTTTCTCCTTCTGACCAAGCATCTTCTTCACTTTCCCAACAATCTTCTTCATTGCAGGCTTCAATACCTTCAGGAGCAGATCTGCTAGGGGTTTGGCAAGTAGGGCAGATGAAGCCGCTACAGCTCCAATAGTTGCAGTCGTAGTTACTGTACCCAGAGCAGGTAAATACTGTTCTGGTACTGACCTTGCTTCATATAATATTACACATACCTTAGGACCACTAGGATCGTTTTTGTTTATCTGCAATTCGTATCCTGATACCTTTTCATCTCCCTTCGCAGTTGGATCACCTATCTTAGGCATCCTCTGTTCTGGACAAGGGGGATCTTCTTTTGGCTCTGGTGTTGTCGTATCTGGTTCAGCAGCACCACCAACACCACCTCCATCTCCACCATCATTACAGTTTGCACCTTGGCATTTATCATCGTCATCCTCTTGATCAGGAGTGATGGTTCTCCACTGTAATTGATTTGCTTGATAGTCAGGTGGTTCATAGTATGGCATACCAGCATCACACAACACTGTGTTTTGCTTAGGGTCATCATTGACCAACTGATTATTTTTATTACCTCTCGTATTCTCTTTGTGTACTCTGACACAACCAGGCATATTGACAATAGGTGTACCAATTACCTGAGTAACAGGAACATCTAATATAGTAGTAGAAGGATCATACTGGAGATAAGTACGCACATCTCCTATCTGAGTAGTTTGTATTTGTCTTACACTACCTGGTCTAAAACTATTCGATCTTATATTTTGATTAGCTATGAAACGTATTCCAGAATCATTTATTCCAATGTTACCTACACCTATCTGGTATACATTTGCATAAACATTTGGAATATTATGTATAGGATCCATCGATCACGTGCTCAATTATTGCGTTGTCATTACTATTAGGAAGTATATCTAAATCACCGACCACACCACCTATAACAATAAAGGCAGTAAGCACAGCACCAGCACCCCAGACCCATTTCTCAAGTGCTCTTATCCTCTCTCTTACATCTTCATTCAACTTTGTTATTCTCTCGTCTGTTCTATCAATTCTCTTATGGATCAACTCCATCCTACGAGTAGCATTCTCAAGAGTACTATCAATGACAGCAATCTTTACATCTTGTTCTGAATCTTTGTCACTAATGTCACTCATTTTGTAACGTCTCTATAATCTTTTTGTTTGGTTTCAGCATCCTTGACCTCTGGAAGTTTTACCTTTCCAGAAGTCTTAGGCCACATTTCAACTACTTGTGTGAACAACTCTTCTCTGATAATTTTTCGTAATCTTTCTTCTGCTTGAACTTCTCTTTTTTCAGGACCACCAGTTTGTTGGTCGATGACATGATTGCCACCAACAAACGCACCAGTACCAACAACCGCAATTGCTGTACCAGTACTAGTAATTTTCTGTAAATCCATTAGTTAGGGATTCCGAAGCCACCACCAACAGGAGGTACAGCTGCTGAATTATCAGGAGGTGCAAGATCAGGTGCTCCAAGACTACCGCCTAGAGAACCACCCATGCCTCCTGTTACAGATTCAATTGCTGCATCTTTGATGTCATCTATGATTGCATCCTTGTTTACAAAGATGTATGTTCCTACACCAATAATACCAGCGAGTGTTACTCCTGATGCTACACTGATTGCGTTAGCAATATCGTTAAATTTGAATTTCATGATTCTCCTTTACATTTTAAATGGTTCTGTTTTATCGTCAACAGTAGATATCTTGATAGGTGCTTGCTCAATTTTAATTGTTTGAGTAGGACCAGTTTGTGATGCCTTTTCAATTAGCAACTCAAGATCTTTCTTGCTGATGCCACCGCCACCACCGTTGCCGTTAGTAGGGTTTCCATTCTTATCCATCTTCATAGTACCGTCTCCTTTTTTAGAAGCGGTCTGAATTCCGAAGCTAGCTAAAACTCCTGTAAAAACTGAAGCTATAAAAGTTGGATCTATTTTTTGTTGCGGTACACCTGGTATGGCGACATAATTTAAAGTTAATATTCCTCCCGACCAAACCAACACACCAAGGCGTACAAATGTACTAACGATTGCTGCTTGTTCGTCTGCATCAGGAAGTATAGCATCCTTTACTTTACCAAAGACACCTTTCTTCTTTTCCACTTCCACTTCTTCTTCAAGAAGTTCTTCTTCTTTAACTTCTTTTGCCATGAACTAAATGATTATTGCTATTCTATTTAGCAGGGTTAACTCTCTTTTTACCTATATTATACTTCGTCTCCAGCATCCATTCATTCTTCTCTTTGAATGCAATAACTTTTATTTGGTTGAGTGGTGCGATGTCTGTGATGATTTCTGGGTTTGTGACAACAACGAGTCCCCAATCAGACAGCAACTGTACAATTCTGTTACGCCTCTGAACATCATTAAGAGTAAGGTTTGCCTTCTTCCCATCTAATGCAAATAATTCTTTGAAGTGTACGATATAATATTTACCCTTCTTATGTAGAATGTGGCACGATTGATATAACTTCTTTTCTTTTCTTGAAGCAACACCTATACGTGTAAGGGTTTCTCTCACCTTTAAGAAGTCATCTGGTTCTT